ATGGCACTAGCGCCAGCGCCGTTAACAGTGGAACCATTGGAGTTCGCGTCAGAGGTGTAGTGCCACACCTGCCCACCTTTATTCAAGGCAGTGCCAGTGTAGCGCACACGGATGGCAGCAAACAAAATGCGACCCTGCACATTAGAAAATGTAGAGGGGGCTCCAAAAGTAGTGAAGGGCGCGGTAGACACAATAGCTGTGATGCCAGTAGCTGTAGCACTAGGCAAAGAAGTTCCGGCCCAGTTAGTGGCATCAGACACCCATCCACAGTCCTGGCCACTGAGCAACGCCCGAGGACCCATGGCTACCGTGCCATAATTCGAAGTGGACGTAGTACCAGAACCGTAGTAAAACTGCGGTAACGCCTGGACCAGACCACCATACGTGTCAGGAGCTGTGACAGGTCCCTTATGATTAAAGGGATTCTGAAAAGCATGCACGAAATCCTGTGTCACGCGATGAAAGCGAGCAACAGGGATACGCCCAATGCCGCGCAAGCTACGAGAAGCCGCGCGAGGGCGACCGAGTTGGCTACCCGGGTTCTTCTTGGCGGCCGCTCGTCGTTGGCGGCGCTTGCCTTTGAGGGGGGAGGCACGATTGCCTCCATTCTTTTTCTTAGTCTTAGGCATTGCAGAATGCAACACGACTTCTTTCACCACGGCTGGAGCCAATTTAAAAGTCTTACCGTGGAGGAACAAGGAGTCTTCTTCATATCCAAGTTCACGAAGTCCCTCCGACACAATACTCCTAAGGTTTGATCTGGACTCAAGTCCGCACCAGAGCTCTTCGAGTTCTTCGCGGGCAGGAAATACATCCATACCTTTGGGAGGACGGTGTCGTTCTTTGAGGCGATAATAGACACTAGAAAGAACGTCATACACATCCCGTCCATTCACGGGAGTGCAGTATAGCGAAAGAAAAGAGAGACCAAAAATCCGCTCAAAAGCGAACCGGTCATGGATCTTAAAAATCGGTTTGGCAGCTGCACAAAGGAGGCGCTCACCATCGAATGTCGGAACCAGATTGCCCTTGCTATCAGGCAAAAACTTAAAACCCAAAAAAGAGTGCCCCGACGGACCGACTGAATCTGGCGTGATGCGCTTGACAATCAAGCCAAGCTCAGTTTCCTGAACACGCGCTCTCTTTTCCAGAGAGAACTCCATGGCTATATCTAAGGGCATGCCAAGGAGCTGGTCGTCACCACACAAATGCTTCAACAATTGATGAAACCTATCAATGTCGTCGCCCATAATTCTGTACCAAGTGTACAACAAGATCCAGAGATTAAGCAATGTGTTGTTTACAGATGTATTGAAGTCGCCAGACAATTGTCCAAACGACTTCAGAAGGACTTGTCCATTGCCAAGAGCAATAGGGCCTTCTTTCGCGTACCGATGGAGAATACGCAAGATCTGCACCGCCAAGTCGCGCGACACCTGGGCAAAGCCAGGGTCACCTTGTCGATTCCCCATAAGATCAAGCCGCACCTGCAGAATTTGATCTTGGATGAATTCCAACTGGGAACTATCGTACCAACTGAAATCCTCTTCAGACGCAATACGATCATGCATGCTGTCGAGGATGTGGAACATGCCACCTTGGAACGGATTGTTCACCATAAACAAACCAATGTTGTTAGGATGTCTAGCGCAGTAATTTTTCAACCGCGCGTTGAATTCACCATAATATTTCACCTGGGCTAAATAGAGATCAGTAGGGGGAGCGCAAATAGTGCGGAATTCACGCGTCTTCCACTTTTTCAAGGGAAGAAGTTCCTCCTTTATAAAATTTCGCCAGATAGGATTTTGGGGTTCCAAACCCTCTTCAAGAGCGTTCAGAAAACACACATCCAAATCACCGAACTCACCGGTGAGAACATGTTTTCTCTGAGGTTGTCCCGGACGCTTCTCTTTCTTCCACACATAGTGGTAGTAGAGACCAGGGTAACTGTTGCCAACACACTCCGAGCGCGCTCGCTCAGTGTCCCACGGGTACCACCCGTTGACTGCTGGAGCGATCAGCTCACGGAGATGATCGGTGGCCCACTGGGCCGCGTCGGGATCCACCGTCGGATAGACGGCATGGTCATATTTGCCTGCAGAAAGGCATTCGCTCTTGGGATTCGGGTACGATACGAGGTACTTACCAAACCATTCATCGTTCCCGATCTGCTGTGTTATCAATGAATGAATAAACGCCGAGGGGCGCGGAGAGGGTTTATACACGGACTGAACATAACCTATGTTACCTAACTCACGCATGAACTGGGGTCTTAACACAAACTCGTGCCCCAGTCCTTTCTCTCGAATCATTCCGCGCCAGAGGGGGTCCGAGCTGCTCTTATCTTCGGCGCGGATGTCGAAGATGAGCTCTCCCCGTTTGGGGCCTGCTTCGCAGGGACCACTCTAGAGTTCTTCTGCTCGGTGAGCTGCTCTTTCGAGGGCCACACCGAGTCAGCCGGGATCTGCTTGAACAACGGCAAGCCGAAGTTCTCCTCACCAATGGCTCCATTGTGATTGAAGCCCGGTCGCGTCTGGCCATTGTAGTTAACAAAGCCAACACCTCCAGACCAACAGAAGGTGCTGTTGCAGTTATGAACAACCGTCCCATTGTCCATAAACCACGAAACGCCTGACGACTTTTTCTGTTGCATCACACCATCGACGTCATCATACCCAACAAGAATCGCAGGGTATTCGCCAACAGGCGGATCAACAATCTCCTTCTCCGTAAAGAACCAGCCTTTCGGAGCGGAGGCGAACTTTTCTTCCTCAAACACAACAGTGTCTTCAAGAGGAAGGCGCTTAATGTAGTGATCCACATACGGATAATCCGCACGCTTGATCAGTGCGACACGATAGCCGTACCGGTCTTCGGCAAAAAAACGTTCGTATTGGACACCACCTTTTCCGAGCTGGTGCATCTTGGCAATAAAGTATCTCTTGCCTTGCATACCACCAGACTCAGTGGGACGTGTGGCACGGACGGCAATCATACCGCCAGTGACCACAGGGGCGCTCCCGTTTCCAGGCACACCCACGAGTTTGAGGACGCGCATCTCATCCCTTTCGGAAAGAGTCGGAGACCCAGGCTGATGGGCCTCAAGCTTAACAGCTTCGGCTAACTCCTCACGTGACTCATAGTTCATTCCTCGGCCTTTAGCCCGGATAATGAACCGCGGGGGGGGTTGGTACGAATCATCGGAATAGATGGTTGTGTCACCTTCTTCCTCTTCGTAAGGATTAACATCCCCGTCAATACGACCTGCGCCCATGAGTTCACGGTCCTTTGCGTCACCTTCGTAGCCACCAACGTAGCCACGATCAGTAACGTGCTGCTTCTTGTTCAGCTTCCGCTTCCGTTTGGAGCGTATAGCTTCAAGACAAAGAAGAACCTGGCGCCCTGAGGCACCACCCTGTACGTGCTGAGCCAAGGATTCAAGCTCAGGATGGAACTCCCCAACCGAGATGTCTCGCATACGCTCAATCAACTCGAGAATCTCATCGCGATGGCGAGTAGAATCTTCCATATGATCGAGCATAGTCGCAAGAACAACTGTCTCAGTAAAACATTTGAGAAACTCAAGAGTCTCCTCCCGTTCAACAAGCGGGCGCTCATTGAGGTCAGAAGGAGTGGGAAGCTCGGGACCCTCCTGGTTGATCACGACCTGGAAGGTGGAAGGCTTGGGCGCGAATTTAGCCAAGCACGATTGGCAGTAGCGAGCTCCTGTAAGTGAGTCGCGCTTACCAACGTTGCATTGGTGATTCTTGCTCTTAGCCAGAGCGATCGCAGCATCGCGTGCCGAGGGAGCTCCGGACTCAGGGGCGACTCGGGAAACCGCATTGCGACGAGGCGCCTTACCTCGACGATCACGGAGTCTCGGGTCTCGCCTTCTACGAGCCTCGAGAGTATCGACAAAAGATCCGCGTGGTGACTGGAGACCGGCCTCAAGAGCCTGGTCGACCTCATCCACGGCGGGTTGGGCTGCGGCGCGGACATGGCGGATAAACCAGCCCACACAAAACGCTCCAATACGCAAGAAGAACAGACCAAGGTACCAAGACAATACCAAAACCATTCCGAAAATGGTGAGGAATGCCAAAGACCAAAGTATGTCAAAAAGCCCCTCCACATAAGCAATAATAACGAGCTCAACAGTGAACATCGCAACAAAACCTGTGGAACCCACAGTGGCAAACCGCCAGAAGTAGGCTGTGTAAGTACACATGTGCTCCAGTTCCCACTGGACGCACGAGGCTTTGGCCAAATCATACTCCTTCTGAGCAACGGAAAGAGCGCCCGTTGGGGCAAGCGCAGTGCCGGCGTCATCGCCGTCCACACGCTTCTTATATTCGGCCACGCGAGCACGCTTACGCAAACGAGACTCACGATTAGCGACAAGCTGAAAAGACAACTTAACAGCAAGAAATGCCAGCCACAACACAAGGACTGTAGAAGCCCAAGTAACATGACCAAAGTAGCTGGAAAGGGCGAGCAAAGCTCGGCCAGTATCGCCATGAGAGTGTGCTGCAACCATGG